CCTTCTTCCTTGCGGAGGATGAGATGGGCGATGAGGAGGGTCATGGGGGCGGGGATGCCGCGGGCAGCGCTGAGGTAGCGGCGCACGTGGGATTCGTTGAGCCCGACGGTGCGGGCGAACCACCTCTGCCGCCCATGTTTGGGGTGGAGGATGAGGAGGGCTTTGCGGAACTGGTCGGGCGTCATCATGGGATGTCCGGCCTTGGGCCGTCGCTTGCGGCCCCTCGTTGTCTTCTTGTCCGTGGTGACAGATGGTTTGGTTGCTGTGCTGTCCATGGTCGCGCTCTCCCTTTGGGTTATTCGGAGCTTGCTGGCGACGCAGCATTAGCGACACAAGACGCGGATCAGTCAATGCTCAATGAGCTTTTTATCCAATAATATGAATGGGTTGAGGGATAACGCACCCTCATACGACGACTTCTCCCAATAAGCGCCTATCACACTGGATTGGACGGCTCTCTTCCCCTTTAGGCACCTCTGTTGACCAGCCTCTGACGACCCCGGAATCTCTCTTTTCCGGCCCCTATCAGGGTTTTCACCCCTCGGTTTTCGCGGGCCCGCAAAACTTTTTTGCCTCTGTACCCCCCAAAATTAACGGAGCGCGAAGGCCGATCCTTTAACATGTCGTTAACGTTAACGAGACCGGAGTGATTCGGATATGCCCGCCCAACCCACTGCACCAGGCACACCCGCCCCTGCCGGGACACCCAGCCAACCAGCCACCCCCGGCCCATCGGATAGCGTAACGGGCACCGCCGCCCGCGCCGTTCCCCTGGCCCGGCTGCTGGCCCGCCAGGCCGCCCGGATCTGGGTCAACAAGGAACAGGAAGCCCCCTCAGACAAAGAAGGAGATAGCAACAATGCATAAGTCGACCATGCGCCAAGCGCCCCGTTTCTATTCCATCAAGGACGCCGCCGACCTATTGAGCGTCTCCACCAAGACCGTCTACCGGCTGGTCAAGAGCGGTGCCCTGGCCGCCGTCCGGGTTGGCCACCAGCTCCGGATCGCGGAGCGGGACCTCCAGGCCTACCTGCGCGGCGAACGGGTACTCTGAAGAGGGTTTTTAACAGTGTCCACGCCTGTCCACAGAAGTCCTTGTTTGTCCGCGACTTATGAACCCCATGTGATTACGTCGCAATGTCATACACGAAGGATGATGATGAGCCCCTCGCACAAATATCCATGCCTGTCTTTATTTGGACTTTACTGTCCACTCCTGTCATGGCAACAGACAGGACCCCAAGGAGACAAAACATGAACACGCCACCCTTTTCCGGGACAGAGCTCTTCACGCAGTCGACCGCCGTCACGCTAGCCGACCTCATGGGCCTGGTGGAGACTGCCCCGTTCAAGACGGCCCCCCTTACAAACGAGACACGACGGCGGCGCGTACTGGGCTCGCTCGGGCGCATGGCCCGCATCCTTGGCAAGCCGCCCGAGGGCCTGGTGCTTGACCAAGCGTTCCTCGACAGGTTGCGCAAGGTGAAGCCCCGGCTTCACGGTATCGGCAAGCGGTCCTGGCAGAACATCCTGGTTGACTTCCGCTATGTCTGCCGCAAACTCCTGGGGCTGCCCATGGGGCGCAATCCCGCCCCCATGAGCCCGGCCTGGAAAGCGCTGATCAATCCCATTAACGATCTTGCCCGGAAGCGGCTCTACCGCTTCGCCCGCTGGTGTTCGAAGAATGATATTGATCCTGAGAACGTTGACGACGAGGTAGCGGCCCGCTTCCGCGCTCATCTTGAGACCACGTCCCTCAAGAAGCCTTACCACAGCTATCGCGTGATGGCCCGGTTCTGGAACGAACGGGGCGGGATTGATCCCAACTGGCCCGCCTACCGGTTTGAGGTGACGGATCAGCGCAGAACACGGACCCTGCCCCTCGAGGCCTTCCCGGCAAGTTTCGCCGCGGATATTGATCATTGGGCGCGCCAGGTCTCGGCTGACAACCTGGGGGACTGGCTCAACTCGTCCCTTGAGAAGCCCCTGTCACCCCGGACGGTCAAGACACGCCGACACCAACTCCTCGTCCTGGCAACGGCCGTGGTGCGGGCCGGCATACCCATTGAAGATGTGACCGGCCTTGCCGTTTTCGCCGACCCGGACATTTACAAACGGGGCCTTGAACATCTCCACAAGGAATTTGGCGGCAAGACCCCTTGGCTCGAGAACGTGGCCCGGGGCTTTCTGCCCGTGGCACGGCATTACGTCGGCGTGCCCGAGAACGTCTATCGGGACCTCCAGCAGATTTGCAGAAAGGTCCGTCTCGGTTTCCGGCCCTTGAACGAGAAGAACCGGCGTCGGCTCCTGCCTTTTGAAGATCCGGCCCTGGCCCAGCAACTTCTGGGCCTGGCTGAAGCAACCTTTGCCAGCCTTGCCCGAGTCGATGATCCTGTCCGTCCGCACGCCCTAGAGGCCCAGTCGGCCTTGGCCGTAGCCATCCTGCTGGTCGCGCCCATCCGCCTTGCCAACCTGGTGAGCCTGGAGATGGACAAGCACCTCCTGTTGACGGGCCGGGGCCGGGCACAGACCCTGAAGCTTCTTGTCTCCGGGGACGAGGTCAAGAACGGGCTGGAGCTCAGCTACCCCCTGCCCTCCGAGACCGCACGCCTCGTGCAGCTTTACCGGGCGCGGTATCTGCCCTTGCTGGCACCCGGGGGCACCGCCTGTCTCTTCCCTGGCCAGACCAAGACCGCGCCCAAGACCGTGGCCACCCTCAGCAGGCAGATCAGCGCCTTTCTCCTGGAGCATCTCGGTGTGGAGATGAATGTCCATCTCTTCCGCCACCTGGCGGCGCTCCTGTTCCTGCGACAGAACCCGGGGCAGTACGTGGTGGTCCAGCAACTCCTCGGCCACAAGAGTGTTGAGACCACGGTCCGCTTCTACGCAATTCTCGAACAGGAGATGGCAGTCCGGGCCTATCATGACATCCTGTTCGGAAAGGAACGCTGATGCCTGCGCGGTTCGCCACCCTCAGCCTTGATGACTGGCCCGCGGCTGATCGGGCCGCATGGAACGCCCTTTACGCCCCGTCCGGATTGTTCGAAGATAGCGGGGCGGCCGCGCACCAGCGGCCCGCCACCCGGGATATGATGCAGGACTCCTATGGCCGCTGGCTCATGTGGCTGAGGCAGGAAGGGACACTCCTAGAGACCGAGGATCCCACCTCCCGGATCACGCCTGACCGGGTGCGGGCCTTTATCATGCATATGACCGCCACCCTGAAGCCCGGCACAATGGCAATGACCATCCAGCACCTGGACCAGCTGGCCCGCTGGTTCGCACCCGGGGACGACTGGACCTGGCTTCGGGCCTGGAAGCAAAAGCTCTGGCGGCGTTACCGCGCTCCCGACAAGCGCGCCCGGCTGGTGCCCGCTCGAGCCCTCCTCGATCTTGGCATCGACCTCATGAACGAGATGCGGAACTCTCAGGATCAGTATCCCGTCAAGTGGCGGACCCGCTACCGGGACGGATTGATGATCTCGCTCCTCATCCTCTGCCCTTTCCGGCTTGCCAACTTCTCGACCATCCACATCGGCGAACACTTGCAGGTGGCGGGATCCGGCTATCGCCTTGCCTTCGCCCCGACCGAGACCAAGTCCCACGCGCCTGACATCAAGCCGGTGCCAGCGGAACTGCTTCCTTATCTCATGTTCTACCTTGAAGAGGTGCGCCCCTATCTTCTCATGGACACCCGGCACGACCGGCTCTGGGTGACCAAGGACGGCATGCCCATGCCTGACGGGGCGGTGGCCAAGCAGATCAAGCACTGGACAAGGAAGAGACTTGGCCGCGCCATCAATCCCCATCTCTTTCGGGACTGCGCCGCCACGGACGCCGCGCTTCTCTTGCCCGGAAGCACCGGCATTGCCCGCAGCGTCCTCGGTCACGGGAGTCTCAGGACCACGGAGTCCTATTACATTGCCGCCAACCAGGTTCACGCTGCCCGCGCCTACCACGACACCCTGAAGACGCTGAAGGGAAGCAAACGCTAAGAAGCCTCATCAAGGAACAGGACCTATGAAAGTACAAGGCCAATGAGCAGGGTCACAGGAGTTGCCACATCTGGTTCCGCCCCCCGCGCGGTGATTTATGCGCGCTATTCGTCTGACTTGCAGAGCGCGGCCTCCATTGTGGACCAGGTTCATGCCTGTTCGGCCCGGATCAGGGCCGAGGGCTGGGTGCCGGGGGCCACCTACAGAGACGAGGGCCTCTCTGGCGCCACGTCCTTGCGCCCCGGCTACCAGGCCATGCTGGCTGACGCCCGGGCGGGCCGGTTCGATATCGTTGTGGCCGAGGCCCTCGATCGCCTGTCCCGGGACCAGGAAGACATCGCCGCCCTCTACAAGGCGCTGACCTTCGCCGGCGTAAAGCTGGTGACCTTGGCCGAGGGCGAGATCAACGAACTCCATGTGGGGCTGAAGGGCACCATGAACGCTCTCTTCCTCAAGGACCTCGCCCAGAAGACACGGCGCGGCCTCGAGGGTCGCATTCGCCAGGGCCGCTCGGGCGGCGGCAAGGCCTATGGCTATGACGTGGTGCGCAGCTTTGGCGAAGACGGGGAACCGAGGCGCGGGGCGCGCACCGTCAACGAAGCGGAAGCCGCCATTGTCCGGCGGATCTTTGAGGCCTATGCTTCCGGAGACTCGCCCCGGGCGATCGCCCATGCCCTGAACCGGGAGGGCATACCCGGCCCCAGTGGCAAGGCCTGGGGCCCCTCCACCATCAATGGCAATCGGGAGCGGGGCACCGGCATCCTCAACAACGAGCTCTATATTGGTCGCCTGGTCTGGAACCGCCTGCGCTATATCAAGGACCCGGCCACGGGCAAACGCGTCTCAAGGCTCAATCCGGAACAGGCCTGGGTCATCGCGCAAGTCACCGAACTCCGGATCATCGACCAGGCCCTCTGGGACAGGGTCAAGGCCCGCCAGGCAACCCTCACCGCCGTTGTCGGGGCAAACGGCCATGACACCCATAACAAACCCGCCTTCTGGGACCGGCGGCGGCCCCGCACGCTCCTCTCAGGCCTGCTGAAGTGCGGTGTCTGCGGCGGCGGCTATTCCAAGATCAGCGCCGCCCACTACGGCTGCTCCACGGCGCGCAACAAGGGCACCTGCACCAACCGCCTCAACATCCGCCGCGACCACATCGAACCCATGATCCTCCTGGCGCTCCGGACCCAGCTCATGGACCCGGACCTGTTCAAGCTGTTCGTCGAAGAGTTCCACGCGGAAGTGAACCGCCTGCGCAAGCAGGACCATGCGGAACAGGACCGGATCAGTCGGGACCTCACGCGCGCGGGGACCCGCATCGCCAACCTCGTCAAGGCCCTCTCTGACGGCATGACGTCACCGGCCATCACCGCCGAACTCGCCCGCCTTGAAGAGGAGAAGGCCGATCTTCTCCGGAAGAAGGAGGCCCTCGGCAGTGACCGCAAACCGCTCCTTCACCCGAACCTCGCCCAGATCTATCGCGACCGGGTCGCCGATCTCGAGACCCTCCTCGCCCATGACACCCTCTCAACCGATGCCATGGACCGGCTCCGCGCCCTCATCGACGAGGTCGTCCTGACCCCGACCCGGTATCACCAACTGGATATCACCCTGAAGGGCGACATCGTCGCCATGCTCTATCTCGCCTTCTACGACAGCAAAAAGCCCGACACGGTTCCCCGTGACGGGCTTGAGCAAGTAAAGTTGGTTGCGGGGGTAGGATTTGAACCTACGACCTTCAGGTTATGAGGCAACCCGACGGGGCCGGAATAGTCTTTCAAAAGCAAACATTTAGAGAGATTTTGGGTGGGCGACGTCGGCGTCGTGTCGCACGGAGCAGACGCAAACCATTGGGAATAAACGGGAAAGCCCCGCATGTTCATGAATCAGCGAACCTCAGTAGTTTACAGTCTACTGGCCGACTATGTGCGCAGCCCTTCCCTGCGTCATATGCGAGAGCAGCGCTCCCTGGGCAAGCTGGCCCTCGAGGTCGTCACGAGACTGGATCAGGACAGTTCCATCTGGAAGAAGTGGGAAGGCCCGCGGGACAAGGTCCTGGCCTCGGCGATAGACTGCTGGATCCCGAAGGACGACATGCTCGCCTTCCTGAATGGCCTTCCTGGCCCGGCTCTGACGATGACCGATCTCGAGCAGCGCATGAAGGCCATGATCGAGGAGGAATACCTCGGAGATCCGGAACCGAAGCTCGAGGCCGAATGTCTGGCCATCTACCAGGCCGAGAAAGAGGCTGGCACGGAAATGCCCGCCATCATCGGGCGCCTGTCGGATTACGTGGGCGCGCAGTGGCAGCGTCTGCGCGACGAGGAGCGTGCCGAGGCCGAGCGGAGGTCGGAAGAGGCGCGACTGGAGCGGGAGCGGCGGCTCCTGTCCTACGCCGATTGTCCATGGACCCAGATCAAGGGCTCGAAATTCTTCTATTGCCGCAAGAACGGCCGGGTCTTCCAGCTCAAGCCCAACAGCGACAAGAGCCTGACGCTCTATCGGGTGCAGGAGGTCGACGACGCCGCCAGCGGCGACATGATTGGCCGCTATCGATCCCGCGGGGATGCCAGCAAGGTGGTGGCCAAGGCGGCCTATGAGCCCGAGCCATTTCGGTAGAGCGGCTCCAAGCCCCGCCACAGGGGCGTTGGTGAGGGCCGATCCCAGCCATACGGGTGAACCGGGCGAAGCATCCAGCAGCCGCCGCTCGGAATCGGTCACCCCAGCAGCTTGGCCTCGACCTCGGCCATGGCGTTCTGGTGGTCGGGCGACGGGAACAGGTGGCCGTAGCGCTCCATGGTCATCTGGATCGAGGAATGGCCCGCGAAGGTCATGACCTCCTTGATGGAGAAGCCCTGCTCGATCCAGAGCGACACTGCGAAATGGCGCAGGTCGTGCCAGCGCAGCTTCACGCCGACTTGCTCCTGCAGCTTGCGGAACCGGGACTGCGTGTTGGTGTGCTGGAGAACGCCGCCGCGTGGGGCGGGGAAGACCAGCCCGAGATCGCTCTTCGGGCAGCGCAATTTCCAGCGACGCAGGGCGTTCAGCACCATCGGCCCGGCCGGGATGTCGCGATAGCCCGCGCGCGATTTCGGCTCGCCCATCTGGTTGTAGGCGTCGGCGCGCTGGCGCACGTATATGAAACCGTGCTCGAAATCCACGTCCTGCCAGCGCAGGCCGCGCAGTTCCGAAGCGCGCAGGCCGGTCAGCGCCGAGACGATAAGGTGCGGCTTGAAATCCTCCTCCGCCGCCTCGATCAGCGCGCGGATCGTCTCTTTCGACGGCACTGGCGCCTTGTAGTCGATTCGGCTCGACTTGATCACCCGCACGCCTTGCGCGGCGTTGGTGAAGAGCTGGCCGTTGTCGATGGCATGGTCGAGGATGAGCTTGAGGACCGACAACGCGCGGCGCGTGAGATGTTCGGACCGGCCGTTCAGCAACAGCCGGTCACGGAACTCGTTCACATGACGGCGGGTCAGCTGGACGATCAGCTTGTCCCCGATCCCGACCTTAGCATCCGTGATGTGCAGTCGGACATAGTCGCTGTAGCCGCGAAGCGTGGTGCGCTCCATCCGCCGCCCCGTCTTGCAGCGCATCTCGCAATGGTCGAGCCACGCCTTCGCGGCATCGGCCACGGTGATGCTCTCGCTGTCGGCCAGATAGGTGTTGTTGGCGACCAGCGAGCGGACCTTCACAAGGTAGACATCGGCATCCTTGCGGCGCGGGAACAGCTTCGATCGGCGTTTTCCGGCCTGGTCGGTGAAATCCACCTGCCAGCGCACCAGGCCCGAGGGCAATGTTCGCTTCCGGATCGTGGCCATTTGCGTCCTCCAACGCTCAATCACGCTCTGCTTCGCCGGGAAGGCAAGTCCAGAATTTTGCAGTCTAGATAATGCCATTGACAGCTCGTCTGAGGTCATTTACCCATAGTTCAAACACACTGTCAAAGGTTATCGCCATGGACCAGGAATTCACGATCCAGCAGATCGCGGACGCGGCGCAATTGACCCGCTATCAGGTCGAGGCATGGATATCGCGCGGACACTTCAAGCCCGAGAATCCTGTTGAGCCGGGCAAGGCGAGGAAGTTCACCTACGAGGATGCCATCGTTCTCGGCGCGGTTGCCGAGTTCAGCCGCCTTGGGCTCTCGCCTGCGGTCGTCTCGATGCACACGGCGCAGCTGCAGTTCCGCGAAGGGCGTGGAGCGCTGTTCGTGATCAGTATGGTCTGCCGGCAGGTCAGCACCACGGAGGCTGACCCGGACATCGAGGGCGAAATCGACATCACCTCGGGCAGCATCGTCCCGACCGCCGAGATCGCCAGCATCGTCGCCGATCCAAAGGTTCGCGCCTTCGCGGTGGTGAACCTCGAGCAACTCGAACACCGCGTGAAGGCGTCCCTCGGCGTCGCCTGAGGTCAATCAGAAACTTCGGAGGACAACATGCAGGAGCATTTGCGGGCTGGACCCGCCACGGGAGAGGTTTGCCCGACGCTGGCCGAGGATCTGCTGCGGGGCGCGGACGCCATCGCGCTCTTCGTCTTCGGCGACGCGAAGGAGCGACGGAAGGTCTATTACTACGCCAGCGAGGCCAAGGTGCGGATGCCCACGTTCCGCATGGGCAACGTGATCTGCGCGCGCAAATCGCGGCTTCTCGAATGGATCGAGCAGCAGGAGGCCGCGCGATGAGCGATTTCCGCAACCCGCTTTCGACTGACGAACATGTGTTCGTGGGCAACTGCCTTCGCAACACCCGCGATGCTCTGATCCATGTGATGGCCTCGGCAGTGCCCGGCACCCCGACCTATCGCGAGGCGGATCGGACCCTCGCAGCGTTGGACCGGCTGCGCGCCGAGCTTGATCACGACCTGCGCGGGACCACCTCCTGGGAGCGCGACCCACGTGGTCTGACCAGCAAGGTCTACTACGGCCTCGTCAAGTTCATCGGCAGCCCCGAAGCGGCCGAAGATCATGCACAGGATGACTTCGCCGCCTGGGTTCTGGACGGAGAGTAAGCCATGGAGGACGCCATCCGCACGACAAAAGACACGACCCACAACGATGCGTCGGCGGATGCGTCCGCCAACGCGCTCGCCCCTGCGGCGCCCGAGGATCCGACCGAACTGCGCCTGCAACTGCATCGCAACGGCTATCGCCCGGTGCCGGTGCTGGGCGCACATGTCGCCATGAAGGCCGCGGGCAAGCGGCCGATGATGAAGGGCTGGGAGACGGTCTGTGCCAGCGCCGACGAAGCCGAGATCGCCCGCTGGACGAAGGCGCAGCGCAACTGCACCAACACCGGCCTGCTCTGCGGGACACTGGTCGGCATCGACATCGACGTGCTCGATCCCCAGCATGCCCACCGGGTGACCTGCATCGCGACCGAGATGCTCGGCATGACGCCCGCCTGTCGGATCGGGCGCGCGCCGAAGATCCTGCTGATCTTCCGGACGGACGCGCCCTTCGACAAGATCCAGACGCCCGAGTTCCACATGCTCGACGGCACGGTGGCGCGCGTCGAAATCCTGGCGACCGGGCAGCAGTTCGTGGCCTTCGGCATCCACCCGGACACGAAGGCGCCCTACTACTGGCCCGAATGCTCGCCGCTCGATGTGCCTCTGCATGAGCTGCCGACAGTCACCAAGGAGCGGTGCACGGCGTTCATCGCCGCAGCCGAAAAATATCTGCGCAAGGTTGGCGGTTGCAGCACCGCCGACCGCCGCGAGATCGAGCGCGAGGGCCGCAAGGCCGCCGGGCTCAAGCGGAATCAGGCCCCGTCGCGCGAACTGGTCGAGGAAGCCGTCGCCCACATCCCGAACGACGACCTGCCCTACGACGACTGGATCAAGGTCGGGCTCGCACTCTACGCCGCACTCGGGCCTGACGGCCGCGACCTGTGGGAGAACTGGTCGGCGCGGGCGGACAAGAACGATCCGGAATACACTGCCGAGAAATGGGACAGTTTCTCGACCGTGCGCAGCGTGACCGTCGGCACGCTGTTTTGGCTTGCGCGGCAGAATGGCTGGCGGGCAGCCAAACCGCAACGCGCCCGGGCCATCGCGGATGGCGACACCATCGCGTCGCAGGAAGACGACAAGCTGCCCACGCACGACGACGATGGGCGGCCGATCGTCTACCTCTTCGCCGGATACATGCCCGCAATCATCGACATGTCGGAGGGCGCGCTGCTCCAGGCAAAGCTGAACTTCTATCAGCGTGGCAGCATGGTGGTGCGCCCGGCGATGGTGCCGGTGGCGGTCTCGGACGGGCGCATAGTCGACGCACCCCGGCTTATCGACGTCAAGGCGCACCACATGGCCGAAGCGTTCACCCGGGTCGTCTGCTACAAGCGGTTCGACAAGCGCGCAGAGAAATGGGTGAACTCCGACTGCCCGCATCGTATCGCGGAGACGTTCCTCGCCCGCGAGGGGCAATGGCGCCTTCCGGTGCTCACCGGCATCATCAATGCGCCCACGCTGCGGCCGGATGGCTCGATCCTCGACCTGCCAGGCTACGACGCGCAGACCGGGCTGCTGTTCGATCCTCAAAACGCCCATTTCCCGGTGCTGCCGCGCGATCCCGACCGTGACATGGCGCTGCGCGCGCTGGCCTACCTCAAGGACCTGATCTCGACCTTCCCCTTCGTGACGGAAGGAGATCGCGCCGTGGCACTCTCGGCCATCCTGACCGCGCTGGTGCGCCGCTCGCTGCCCACGGCCCCTCTCCACGGCTTCAACGCGCCGACCGCGGGCACTGGCAAATCCATGCTCGTGGACCTCGCGAGCCTGATCGCCACCGCCCGTCCCGCGCCGGTGATCGCACAGGGCAAGTCCGAGGAGGAAATGGAGAAGCGGCTGGGCGCGGCGCTGATCGCGGGCGATGTGCTGATCGCCATCGACAACTGCGAGGAACCCCTGGGAGGCGAGCTTCTCTGCCAGACCATGACGCAAACGAGCCTCAAGGTCCGAATCCTTGGCAAGTCCGTGAACGCCGAGGTGCCGAGCAACGCGGCCATCTTCGCCACCGGCAACAACCTCACCTTCGAGGGCGACATGACTCGCCGCGCGCTCCGCGCCACGCTCGACGCCGGGGTGGAGCGGCCAGAGCTCCGCGCCTTCGACCGCAATCCCCTCGCCATGGTGAGCGAGAGGCGCGGTGACTACGTCTCGGCCGGGCTGACCATCCTGCGCGCCTTCCACATCGCCGGCCGACCGCAGCAGCGCGCGCCGCTCGGCTCCTTCACCGATTGGTCGCGCTGGGTCCGCGACGCGCTGATCTGGCTGGGTGAGGCCGACCCCTGCGACACGATGGAGGAACTTCGCGGCGCCGATCCGAAGCTCGAGGCGCTGACCGCTGTCCTGGAAGGATGGCGCGAGGTGATAGGAATGCGGCCAGCCAGTGTTCGCGACGTGATCGAGCGTGCGACCGAACAGCGACCGCAGCTTTATGGCCGCGCCGAATTCGTGCACCCCGAGTTCCGCGAGGCCCTGCTGCGGGTCGCGGGCGAAGGCGGCGCGATCAACGGCAGGCGGCTTGGGCGCTGGATCGGGGCACACCAGAACCGGATCGTGGGCGGGCTGCGCCTCGTCAACGCAGGCGTGTCGGCAGGGCATACGCGCTGGCAGCTGCAAAACGCGGAACCGAGCGCCGCGCCGATCAACGACGGTTCTGAAATTCTCCGGAGCCATGCCGATGCGTGACGTTCATTCCCGATCCGTCTGGTGGGTTTGGTGGCTTTGGTGGATTTGTCCCGGCCGATATCTGTGTTTGTCGCCGGAAGTGTCAGCGACGTGGAAGGTCGCGACACATGACGACAGGCATCACGCCGCGACGCATGACGTGACAGTTCTCAGGAGCGGGCCGAAACAAATCCCTGATCTCCACCAAACCCACCAGACAATTCGTGAACGGACGGCGGCGCTCAGCACGGTTCGCGAAAACTTCAGAACCGTCGTGAATGGCAGGAATCGCCGGATTGCGGACCGCCGGGCGGTTCCTCCTGCGCACATTCGTATGTGGGGACGCGCAGCGCATTGGTCCGCCAGCGTGAGGGCCAAATATGCCTAAACTCAACGATGCCGAGACCAAGACCGCCTTCGCCGCCCGCGTCGGTCTGACCAAGGGGCGCATCTCGCAACTGGTCGCCGAGGGGCTGCCGGTCCGCGCAGACGGGCGCATCGACGTGGCCGAGGGGCTGGCCTGGATCGAGACCAATCTCGACCCCGCCCGGCGCAACAAGGGCGGCGCAGCCACCGCGACCACCCGCACCGCCACGCTGGCCGAAGCGAAGCGGCTGCACGAGATCGTCAAGGTCCAGCGCGCCCGGCTGGCCTATGAGCGTGAGCAGGGCAAGCTGATCGACGCCGAGGAGGCGCGGCGCACGGTCTTCGCGCGCGCCCGTGCCGAACGCGACGCGCATCTCGCGTGGGTCCAGCGCACCGCGCCCCTGCTGGCGGCCGAGCTCGGCGCCGATCCCCGCGCCACCTTCACCGCCCTCGACCGGATGATGCGCGAGCATCTCGAACATCTGGCCGACATGCCCTTGGGGAGCTTCGGTGATGGTTCCTGATATCGATCTCGCCTGGCGGCGCGGCATCCGCCCCGAACCGCCAATCCCTGTCTCGGAATGGGCTGACCGGCATCGCATCCTGCCACCCACCTCGGCCGAGCCCGGCCGCTGGCGCACCGAACGCACGCCCTATCTGCGCGAGGTGATGGATGCGCTGTCCACGTCCAGCCCCTATGAACGTGTCGTGCTGATGAAGGGCGCACAGACCGGCGGCTCGGAAGCCGGGCTGAACTGGTTGGGTTACATCATCCAGAACGCGCCCGGCATCGCCATGCTGGTCATGCCTTCGCTGGACATGGTGCGCCGGAACACAACCGTCCGTATCGACCCGCTGATCGAGGCCACGCCCGCCCTGCGCGAACTGGTCGCCGCGCCCCGATCCCGCGACGCCGGCAACAGTCTGTTCCGCAAATCTTTCCCGGGTGGCCAGCTGGTGATGACCGGCGCGAACAGCGCGGTGGGCCTTCGCTCCACGCCGGTGCGCTACCTGTTCCTCGACGAGGTGGACGGCTATCCCGGCGATGCCGATGGCGAGGGCGATCCCGTCGATCTGGCGATCCAACGCACCGCGACCTTCCGCGGGCGGCGCAAGATCTACATGGTCTCGACGCCCACGCTTAAGGGCCATTCCCGCATCGAGGCCGCCTTCGAGCAGAGCGACAGGCGCTACTACCACGTCCCCTGCCTGCATTGCGGCGACATGGCCCCGATCACCTGGGCGCGCATCCGCTGGCCCGAGGGGCGGCGTGACGAGGCGTATCTCGTCTGCGAGGCCTGCGGCGGCATCCACCATGAGCACGACAAGCCCCGCCTGCTGGCCGCCGGCGAGTGGCGCCCGACGGCCCAAGGCGACGGCCGCACCGCGGGCTTTCACCTCTCCGCGCTCTACTCGCCTTGGGAAACATGGGCCGACATCGCCGCCGAGCATGGGCGCGTCCGCAAGGATCCCGCGCGCCTCCAGGTCTGGGTCAACACCAAGCTGGGCGAGTCTTGGGAGGACCAGGCCGGCGACACCGTTCCAGCCGACCCGCTCATGGCCCGGCGCGAGGACTGGGGCGAGACGTTGCCCGCTGGCGTCGCCGTGCTAACTGCGGGCGTAGACGTGCAGGGCGACAGGATCGAGGTGCAGATCCTCGGCTGGGGCCGCGACGAGGAGGTATGGGTCATCGACTATCGAGTGCTCTGGGGCGACCCGTCAGGCCCGCGCGTCTGGTCCGATCTCGACATGGTGCTGCAGGCAACCTTCCCGCATCCCGCGGGGCTCGACCTGCCCGTGCGCGCTGCCGCCATCGACACCGGCGGCCACCACACCAAGATGGCCTACGAGTTCTGCCGCCCCCGCCTCGCTCGCCGCATCTGGGCCATCAAGGGCCGCGGCGGGCCCGGCATCCCCGTCTGGCCGCGCCGCCCGACGCGCACCAACAAGGGCAAGATCCCGCTGTTCATCGTCGGCGTGGACGCGGTGAAGGACGCGGTCTACGCCCGCCTGCGCCTGACCGAGCCCGGCCCTGGGGCGATCCACTTCCCCCGCCGCCTCGATGCGGAGTATTTCCGGCAGCTCACCGCCGAGCGCGTCGTCACCCGCTTCGAGCGTGGCCGCCCCATCCGCTCCTGGCAGCCCAAGCGCGACGGCGAGCGCAACGAGGCCCTCGACACCTTCGTCTACGCCCACGCCGCCCTGCATGGGCTGATCAGCATGGGGTTGAGGCTGAACGAGGAAGCCGACGCCGTGAGGGCGGCCGGACGCAAGGGCAAGGCGCCAATGGCGAAGCCCGCCAGCGCGCCGGTTATCCGGTCGGCGTGGATGGGATGAATTTTCACGATTGACGATGCGGCCATTGTGGCCACAATGGGCCTTTCAACGATGGGGCGACGAATGAAAGCGCTCTCGGCTCGCGAGGCCAAGTACAACTTCGGACGGCTGATCGACACGGCGCGCGCGGAGCCCGTGGTGATCGAGAAGCACGGACGTCCGGTCGTGGTGGTGATCGCGGTCGAGGAGTACGAGAAGCTGACTGGCAACGCCGTTTCGCCGTCCCGCGACAAGAACACTGAACCGAACGGTGACTGATGCCGATCCTGAGCTGGCTGACCCGAGACGAAGACATTCGCCGCGCGAGCCGTGTGCCCTACCGTCTGCTGGAGGAAGTCCCCGACCTGTCGGCGGGCGACGGCGATTCGGGCAACATGCTGATCCAGGGCGACAACCTGGAGGCGCTGAAGGCGCTGCTGCCGTTCTATGCCGGCCGGGTGAAGTGCATCTACATCGACCCGCCTTTCAACACGGGCCAAGCGTTCGATCATTACGACGACAACTTGGAGCACACGATTTGGCTCAGCTTGATGTACGCGCGACTAGAAATCTTACAGCAACTCCTTTCAGAACAGGGAACGATCGCCATTCATCTGGATGATGAAGAGCTCGCTTATGCAACGATCATCATGGATGAAATTTTTGGTAGAAAGAACCGCGTAAACCTAGTGACTTTTAAGCAGGGCGCCGCCGTCGGCCATAAGGCGATTAATCCAGGTCTTGTTACAAACACCAATTTCGTTCTCATATATGCCAAAAACAAATCTGGCGGATGGCAACCGAATCGAGTTTTCTCGCGCCGAGATCGCGACAAGCGTTACTCTAACTTTATTGTCAACTATGACGAACATTTCTCTGAATGGAAACTCGTCCCACTCTCCAAGGCATTCGTTGAGCGCTTGGGGATGACGCTGAAGGAGGCAAAAAAAGAGCTCGGTGATGAGTTCGAGGCACGTCTTGATGAATTCGTGATCCAGAACGCACATCGTGTAGTCCAGCCGGTTCCACCGGCTTACGATGGCGTAGGTCAGCAGACTCGTGAGCTTATCGACAAATCGAAGAAAGATCCAGATCGCGTATTTTTGCAAAAGCGGAATGGATACCCTGACATATACCTGAAGAACGGGAAAAGATGGCTGTTTTACTCGGGAAAACTCAAAGAAATAGATGGTGAGTTGATTTCAGGAGAGCCCCTGACAAACCTTTGGGATGATCTCTTATCCAACAATTTGCACAATGAGGGCGGAGTAAAATTTCCAAAAGGAAAGAAGCCCGAGGCGCTTATTAAGCGGATTTTCGAGCTGTTCTCAAACCCAGGCGATCTTGTGATGGATTCCTTCCTCGGCTCCGGCACGACGGTCGCCGTCGCGCACAAGATGGGGCGAAGGTACATCGGCATCGAGATGGGCGAACACGCCGTCACCCATTGCGCGCCGCGCCTCAACAAGGTCATCGAGGGCGAGCAAGGCGGCATCTCGAAAGCTGTCGGCTGGAAAGGCGGCGGCGGGTTCCGCTTCTACCGCCTCGGCCCGCCCGTCTTCGACGAGGAAGGCCACATCCGGCAGGACATCCGCTTCCCTGTTCTGGCGGCGCATGTCTGGTTCTCCGAAACCGACCGGCCGTGGGATGGCACGCGCTCAAGCAGCGAAGCGATAGCGCAGGAAAAACACGGCAGCCCGTTGCTCGGCATTCACAATGGCCGCGCCTATGCGCTGCTCTACAACGGCATCCTCGGCGACAAGCGGCCGGGCGGCGGTAATGTGCTGACCCGCGCGACACTCGCTTTGATCCGGGAGGAAATCGCCAAGCTGGAGCCAGACTTTGACGGCCCGCTCACCGTCTATGGCGAACAATCCCGGCTCACCGCCGCCTCGCTCGACCGCGAACGCATCACCTTCAAGCAGACGCCCTACGACGTCAAAGCGCGGGCCTGAGGGGGCATTCAATGAAGCTGAAGCAGTACCAGACCGATACTCTCTCCGTTCTCCGCCGGTTTTTCGAGGAGGCGCGCGTCGCCGGCCCCAAGGGCGCTTACGAGGCGATCACCAAGGAGCCGGAGCAGGCCAAACGGCTCGGCCGCTACGGCGGCACCTACACGCCGCTCGCCGAACTGCCGAACGTTCCTTATGTCTGCCTGCGCCTGCCCACCGGGGGGGGCAAGACCATCCTCGGGGCCTATTCCATCGGCATCGCGCGCGATGCCTGGGTGGAAAAAGACTACCCCATGGTCCTGTGGCTGGTGCCGTCGAACACCATCCGCCAACAGACAGCCGAGGCGCTGAAGAACACCCGCCATCCCTATCGGCAGGCCTTGGACGAAGCCTTCGACGGACGGGTGCGCGTGTTCGACATCGCCGATTTTACGCACATCCGCCCGCACGATAT